AACCAAAGATACTGATGGGGAACCCTGTTGCCATCTATTGTGTGGCATAATTTGGGTAGCGTACTCTGGGTACTGCGCTGCTAATGTCTCAGCATCGGTAGTAACAACCTGTACTAAAGATACAGTTCTACCAAAGCGATCCATCTCAGGATAAACACCAAAAGGATTTAGTAAACGAATACGAGGATTGTTTGTCTCGTAATCCATTTCAATCATTGCTGGCAACATACCGTAGGTATTAAACCAGTCAGCACCCTGATACATCTGGATCTGTAGATCAGATGAGGTTACATAATAATTAGCAATACGAGTTCTCATATCAGCAGCACGGCGCTGAGTATCAGATACCATATTGGTTGCAGAGCAGTTAAAGGATGGCAGTGGTGCCATTACCTCTGCTAGGTCACGGGCAGCTACATCTACGAAGTTAGCAACTAATGGCTTTGGATAATCCTCGGAAAACATAGATGGATATACTTTTGATATATCACCTTGGCGTACTGATAGAACATCACGCATACGTTGATCTCTAGCGGCATACCGAGTTTGTATACGAGCTGCTTTCGCAACTACCTCTTTAGGTGTTAACAACTTTTCTCCTTAGATAAATGTTTTATCTTTCTGCAATAGTAATTCGTCTATGTTTATAACCATCCGTTTAGACTTTTCCCTATTGGATAAAAATGGGTTCTTCATATGATGAGTTTGATATTGACCGTAGTTGATCATCTCTCTTGCCCTGATCTCGCAGAACCAAAGCGCCATCACCATATCGGTCTTACCCTTAGTGGCAGGTGACCAAGTTATCAACTGCTCTATAAGAGCCTTGACATTCTCGGTTTGATCACTAGGCAAATGAATCAGATTATCTCTGTGGTGTTTGCCATCGTGCTGCTTTGTTCCAAACAGTGTAGACATAGAGGCCACACCGAATCCTGAGTCCCACTTGTTATTACCTGTGTGGTGTTCCTTTAGAACAACTCCACGAGTTGCAAGATGTTGGCGTATACCCTCATCCTGCGTTAGGAAAGATTGGAAAGCGTTACGCTCTACGATCCATTCGCTAGGCTTGTATAGCTCAGTCCAGTCAAATATTAACTGGCGGATCTGCGCTGGAGTCGGCCTTGTAATCTTGATAGCATCAACAATGAAACGCTTATTGGTAGAACGATCAACAGCATAACAAATAGCAGCAGTGTCCCCAACCATTGCAGGGTCCAAACCACAAATATAAGTAAAGCCTTGAGTATCTTTAGGATGACCTGGATAGCCTGGATTTAAACCACCACTCTTTCGCATACCATCAATAGATCCTCTAACACATACTGGATCAAAGACTGCATCATCTGATATATCTTGTTGCTGATAGATGAGCGCCCAAGTTGAGGCATCCATAGATTGACGTTCGTTAAATAAATTTCTACCAGACCAGCGAGGATATAGACCTTCCTCATTCTTGTCTGTTTCCTCTTGCCCATCAAAGGGTTGATCAGAGGCAGGCCATAAGGTAACCCACTTATCGGGATCCTCATTAGCATCTAATAATGCTGGCATTGCTAGATAGGTCCAAGGTACTAGGCCACCAGGATATCTATCAGGGTTGCGTAACTCTTTGTATAAATCTACGGAGGCTACACGGGTACCAATAATAATTAACTTGCCGGTTGGGTTAAGACGAGATCTAACATCTTGTGTTAACCACTTGATCTGCCGTTCAAAGTCATTGGCATTAGATAAAGTAACAGCATCATCTACTATGATCATATCTGCTCGTTTACCGTAGATCTGACCGCCAATACCAACTGCTTCTATATTGGGATCCTTCTCACTGGATTCACGCAATTCATCCCCGAAGGTAACACGGGTCGCTTGCCAGGAGGCGCTCTTAGATTTGAACCCTACGCCAGCAGCGTATGCTGCTTGTAGGTCCTCGTACATCGGGTGAGTCAGTCGTTGCTTGATGGCGTAGAGAAAGTCACCAGCTAATCGCTGGGTCTGTGAAACTATTAAAACTCTAAAGTTTGGGTTCTGACATAGTAGCCAGGTTACGTAGTCAACTGTAATGGTAATTGACTTGGCGTGGTTAGGAGGTATGTTTAAAAGTATGCGGTTGTTATTTAGACCCTTCTCATACTTCATATTAGGATGAAGCCAGCCTGGGTCTTTACCCTCTATTACATCAACTAGATTTTGTTGATGGGGGAAGGTTGCGTTATGAAGGAAGCGTTGTCTAAACTGGGCAAAGGTAAGATCGTGAACATCACTAGAGGCGAAGGATTTATCTCTTAGACCTAACCTAGTTCTATCCATCTTATCTGCGAAGACCTTGTCGGTCCTGCGGTAGTACTCGTAAGTCTTTATAGATTTGCCGGCTGAGGCACAGCCTTGCTCAACTGTCATTCCTTCAGCTACACAACCTAAGATAATTCTTTTCGCTATGTCTGCTGAGTTCTCAGCCATCTAATTCCCTCTGTGGATAAAGCTGTGGATAAGCGCCGTAATTGAAATCTTTGATTTTATTAATGGGCAGAATATTATACTGGAGAGAATATTACACTACACCTGCCGCTTGCGTATGTTGTCCGGTAACTCCCGAAGGAGCCACAGCGACTGAGGGGTAAACCTCGTCTTGCCCTTAGGGGGCATCGCCGAGGTTTCACCGAGGCGAGGTGGTCGTAAAACTCATCACTCCCCGTTTTACTCCCCTACTATATATAAGGCGGGAAATATACTTGAATTCCCGTTTTTACACAAAAAATCTTTCTAAATGTGACGAACCTCACTTACAAAGTATATCAAATCGGACATTACGGACATATACGGGGTAGCTTCACTTTAGTCAAAATATTTATTTGGGGTATATACATCCATCGCATTTCAGATTAAGCATAGGGGGGTCGGTTTTGTGGGGCGGTGAGCGTGTGAGCGCATAATCTAAGGAGATTATGCCAACGGTTGAGCGTGTATTGCTGTGAGTTGGTGGCAGATTGTTAAAGGTCTGAGGGATTTAACTAATAAGTTAGGGCGGACACCATATCGGGCACACTGTGGGACTCTCCCCCATCTTTTAATGACCCCAAACCAAAGCCATCAAGACCAACCGATCAACCAACCCCAAACCCTTTGCCCCCTTAATTTGCCCTACCTCTTACCCCTTACCCTTCCACTAATCGGCCTCTACGGCCAACCTCGCCCCTTTCTTTTCTGCCCTTTCCCGCCTTTTTGGTGGGGCTACGCCTAAAGCTCGCCCCTGCTGTCTTGCTCTGATCTGTAGCTGAAAACCGGTTTTTGCCTGGTTTTGACGAGCTGAGCCCCGCAGCCATCTACGAGCTGAGCAAAAGAAACACCTAAAACCTATGATAGACGAGCAGATTTTCTGCTATCCTTTATCTATTGGGAAGGTATCCCAAACGGAAGGAACAAATGAAAACAACTCTAATGATCGCAATACTTACACCCGTTTTATTATTTGTCGTAAGTGGGCAAATAGTTTTAACACTCGCAAACATAACCGCAATTCTTTTAATTTCAGGTTTTGCAACGGCAACAGTTTTAATGATTTGCGCTTTAACAATTGATCAAAAGAAAGGCCTAAACTAATGCACACTTACAAAATTGAGATTACATTCTCAACCGATCAAGAACTCACCAATGGTGAATTGGCAGACCTAGAAAGTGCAATATCTTTACAACTAGAAGAGCCAACCGATTATGATCAAAATGATGTTTCTTATCAAACAAGCGAAATCACCTACAAAATGGAAGAGGTTAAATAATGAACACCGATTTAAAATACCCAACACTTAATGAAATGCACTTAAAACTAGAAGAAACCGCCCCAAAAGGTTGGAAGATATCCGAAGGGTTTCACTTTATTAGTGTTGAGCACCCTTCATTAACCGAAGAGCAATTTATTGCATTTGGAAATGCGAACGGTTGTTTTGGGTTTAATGATTTAAACGCTGACACCGTCTGCGGAGATATGGAAGACATCTACAACCCTGACGAAATCGCTTACGAATTTTGGTTTCAGGTGAAAGAGTTTTATCCCGAATTATTTAACTAGACCGAAACACCCCAAAAGGGGTGTCGGGGTGTATCTCACCCCCTGACGAGGTCAGCAAAAGAAAGGGTAAATAATGGAAAGAAACGAAGTAATAGAAAAGACTAACGAAATTCTAAAAGACTATAGAAAATTAGTTAGCAGGTTTTGGGATCTTTATGAGGCAATAGATCAAGAAACCGCAGATGTGATCAATGGGGCAGGAGAAAAAAAGTGGTTTGAGCACGCCTTCGGTCTTTCTCTTGATGATTTACATTTTGAGGCTGAAAATTGGGAATTAACCGAAGAGGATTTCCAACTAAAGACCTATAACTAGACCGAAACCGCCTTCGGGCGGTCTTGCCGTAAATCGGCAACTGACGAGGTCAGCAAACGAAAGGAAGGCAAGAAATGAACGACACAAAGGAAAAAACCTGCGCTGATCGTATTGCCGAACAATTGGCAAGCGAAGAACGCAACCTATCCGATATCTATGCGGTTTTAGATGGCGAAATCAAGCCAACCGAAGACCAAAGCGAAACCCAGACGATGGATGAGGCGTATTCAGATCTTTATAACTACGCCTTAGGAATAAACACCATCAAAGAGACAACGATCACCCTTAGTTGGGGCGGTCCTGCCTCTTATCTTGAGGTTTTGCACGATGGGGCAGAAATTACCCGTTTAACCTATCGTTTCTCTGATTGGTTTGATACTGCCACCGAAGAGATCACCGACAAGGAGAGCAATCTTTACCGATACGCTCAGGAAATGATTAACATTCAGGAAGGGGCTTTCTAATGTTGGCTGATCTAATTTTCAGCTTTGCTTGGGTTATTGGTTTCTTCTTCCTCGCCGGCGGCATTGCCTGGCTAGCTGATCAGCTCGTCAGCTTTCACCTTGACGGGATGGCAAGAGTAAGACGATTAGAAGAGAAAGAGAGAGAGAGCGAGGGCGCAAGATGATTATTACATACCAAAGAAATCAGGCGGGGGCGTGGGTCTTGTCTGCGTTTGTGGGAGAGGGGGCGGGCGAGTATCTGCTGACCCGATCTTATTATGACTACACCAAAAGGCAGGCGGGGGAGATGTTTAGAGAGGAGATAAGGAAGGCGAGTTAATGCTTGACTATCTTCGCTTATCACCTATGATAGGCGGTGGTAGTCTTTCATTAAAATCTAATGGAAGAGAACACCAACAAGAGAAAGAGGAAGAGAGTATGGAAACAAAAGCAAAGCTATCCGAAATTACCATTGATGAAATGGTGAGAGAGGGCTATCAGGTGGTATTGGAAGAGAAAGAGGAAACCGCCTGGGAAAAAACTATTACGATAACTGATAAAGATAATAACAGTCAGCAATTAAAACTCTATTGGGATATACAAGATGGGTATAGCGTGTTGTTTGATGGTGTTGGCTTGCCTGATTTAGCTATGCGCCCTGAGTTTGAGTATGTCCTTGATTGCCTAACGGAAGAGAGGCCATAATGAAAGCTATACCGGCAATATGTGGCGATCACCTAGTACCAATAAGCGAGTGTGATTGCCTAAGTTATATGAGAGAGATAGCACAATCAGCAGAGAGGCTGATACAACTAACAAAAGAGAGAGAGGAAATGAGCAAATGAACTGCAACTTATGTGGATGTGAAGGCGCATACATAGCACACAAGATAGGTAGAAAACTTATATCTATCTGTGATAATTGCTGGTATTACGAAACCAAACTAGAAAGGAAGATAAAAGTATGAAAGATATCTGCCAATTCTGCGGGTGGGAGATAAGAAAACCTGAGTGGTATAACAGCTACGATGGCGGCTTTGCCTGCGATGATTGCCTTATGAACCAGGCGGTAGAGAAAGAGAAGGAGAACGCAATATGAAAGTAAAACAGGCACTAGAACTGTTAAATGATCTACCTTTGGAAGCTGATTTGGCTATCCAATGGTATACAAAAGAGGACATAGAAACCAACCTAGAGAGAAAGATAACGAGAGAGGTTTGGGAAGATGTCTGCGAGTATGCTTGTGATGAACCGGATATGAGAGATTTCTCTATCCCATACCTACTAGAGAAGATGGAGAGAGAAGATGGG